TTGGCTTTACTTCTGATTCTTAGTATCCCCACGACATCTCTAGCAAATCCAGGTAAATACGCAAACTTAGAAAAAGGGCAACCAGTTCCTTGGAAAGCTTGGTGCTTTGACGAAACTGCGTCAGCAAACATCATTGCGGAAAAGGAACTAGCTGAAAAGAAATGTCAACTAAAGATTGAGAAAGAAAAAGAAGTCCAAAAAGCTAATTTTGACCTAGACATGGGAAAACTTCAAGCAGAAATGGACTACGAAGTAAACACACGACAAGCAACAATAGATTCTTTGAAAAAAGAAAACTTAAAGCTAGAACAAATCATTATTGACAATTCAAATCCAGATTGGCTAACGATGTTCAGTATAGGAGCATCAGTTGGTATTCTTACTACAGCAGTTCTAATGGGGCTTGTATTATGAGCAAACAAAGAGATCTAAACGAAATAGCAAAAATAGAAAAAGCAATAAAGGAAAAGTATGGAGACGAGGCAATTCAAAACCCTAAAGGATCTTGGGACACGGAAAAGGAAAATAAGTACTTGGAAGAACTCAAAGCTTTTCACGAAAGGTCTACTCGCCAAAAGAAGACAGAGGTTGTTGGCGACGTTACAATCAAGACGAAGAAGACTGCTCACGAAGTAAATCGCCAATGCCCTGTTTGTGATGCTTATTCTTTTTCAGGTCAAGACGATCTTTACATGACAAAGTTTGAGTGCTGCTTTCAATGTTATGTGAACTATATTGAGGGCAGAGAGGAACGTTGGAAAACGGGCTGGAGACCAAACAACTAACTATTTATTATTAGCAAACTATTTATTGCAGAGGATTTTATACAATGGCAACAACTTTAGAAATTATTAATGGTATCTCACAGGTACTTGCTAACTCTTACGACGGAGCACTCGACGAAAGCGGTGAGCCCGTAAAGATTGGCCTCCGTAGAGAAGAAGGTAATCCACTTATCGACTCTCGTATCATGGACGGATTTGGTGCATATATATCCGGAGATCGTCTACACATCAAGTACCACTCAGAGATCCCACTTAAAGAAGTTCACTCAAATGGTTTCGAGGGAGAGATGGAATCAATGGTAGAGAAGGTTAAATCCTTTATTCAGAAGGAATACAATAAGGTGATGAAGTCTTCTCTTTCTCTTTCGGATCCAAGCGAGGTCGATGTTCTTGTCGAGTATATTTCTCGTATTCGTTGTAGCGTAAAGGTTCACAAGTGCTACAAGATTGGTGGACTACCAGTAGAGCCCGAGAAGGAAGTAGACCCAGCATTCGAGAAATTTACGGCACTTGGCGGCCTCAAGTCGTAAGAGGGCTTAATGGCGATAAAACTCACCAAACAAGAAATAATGAAGGAAATTGTCCGTTGCGGCAAGAAGCCTGAATACTTTATCCATACCTACGCAAAGATTACACACCCGATGAAAGGTCTTATTCCTTTCCACCTTTACCCGTTTCAGGAAAAATTACTGGAAGACTTTGAAGACCATCGCTTCAACATTATTCTAAAAGGACGTCAGTTGGGTATCTCAACAGTTACTGCTGCTTATGTTGCATGGATGATGATGTTTCATCGGGAAAAGAACGTTCTAGTAATCGCAACCAAGTTTAGTACAGCAGCTAACTTGGTAAAGAAAGTAAAAGCGATTATAAAGAATCTACCAGAGTGGCTACGCATCTCAACAGTAGACATAGACAACAGAACTTCATTTGTTCTTTCTAATGGATCACAAATCAAAGCTTCATCAACGTCAGGAGACGCTGGTCGTTCAGAAGCTCTTTCACTTCTTGTTATAGACGAAGCTGCACACGTGGACGGTTTAGACGAATTGTGGATGGGTCTTTATCCTACGCTATCAACTGGTGGTCGCTGTATTGCTCTTTCAACTCCAAACGGTGTTGGTAATTGGTTTCACAAGATTTATGTAGAAGCGGAGAACAAGTCCAACGATTTCTTCCCAACAAAGCTTCCTTGGGATGTACACCCAGATAGAGATCAAGAATGGTTCGAGAAAGAAACCAGAAACATGTCTCGTCGTGAAATCGCACAAGAGCTTGAGTGTAACTTCAACATGTCTGGTGAAACTGTGTTTGCAGTTGAGGACCTAGAAATATACGACAACATGGTAAGGGACCCCAAGTACAGAACAGGCTTTGACAGAAACCTTTGGATTTGGGAAGAAAGAAAAGCAGAGAATACTTATTTACTTTCCTGTGACGTTGCCAGAGGTGACGGCAAAGACTATTCAGTTTGTCACGTTTTCAAACTGGAAACAATGGAGATAGTAGCAGAGTATCAAGGTAAATGCACACCAGATGTTTTTTCACGTGTAGTTTTTGACATGGGACAAGAATACGGCAATGGTTTGCTTGTTGTGGAAAATAACTCTGTTGGTTTCGCAGTGCTTGACAAACTAAAAGAAATGCAGTATCCTAATCTATATCACTCAATCAAATCAACACATGAGTTTGTTGAGGAGTATCAGGCGGATCAAATGACAAACGCAGTAGCAGGTTTTTCTACAACTTCTAAGACAAGGCCCCTAATCGTGGCCAAGATGGAAGAATTCATTAGAAATAACCTAATTAAGATATACTCGCCTAGGCTCCTTGCTGAGATGCGCACCTTTGTGTGGAACAACGGCAGAGCAGAGGCAATGCGCTCTTACAACGATGACCTTATAATGGCTTGTGCTGTTGGTTGTTGGGTAAGAGATACTGCTCTTGCTGTAAACCAGAAAGAAGCAGAATACGCAAAAGCGTTTGTTGGTGCGATAACAAGAAGCACAAATGAACTAGATACTAGAATAAAGGGTATGGTAGGTACCCAAAAACTAAAAATGACAGATGCTGCGAATCAGCATCAATACAACATAACCAATTTTCCTTGGTTATTTAAGGGATAAAACATGGCAGGCAAAAACAAGAATAACACAAGAAATCCACAGAGCTTATTGTTCAGGAGATTAACGAGATTACTCTCGGGCCCTCTAACCCAATATAGAACACAAAACAATCACAGATTAAGAAGAATAGATTTAGATAAGTATGCTAACAAGTTTACTTCTGCATCAGGAAGAGACTTTAAGAAAACTGCCTACAACCCTTATGACAATCTACAGTCTTCTTACATGGCTTCCCAACAAAGAACAGAGCGTTATGTAGACTTCGACCAAATGGAATACACTCCAGAGATAGCATCAGCACTTGACATCTATGCGGACGAGATGACAACTTACTCTTCTCTTTCTCCAATGTTAAAGGTAGAGTGTGCTAATGAGGAGATAAAGGCTATTCTTCATTCTCTTTATCACAATGTCCTAAACATTGAGCACAACCTTTTCTCTTGGTGTCGCACAATGTGTAAGTATGGGGACTTCTTTTTGTATCTAGATTTAGATGATAAACTGGGAATCACTTCCGTTATCGGACTGCCGACTCAGGAGCTTGAAAGATTAGAAGGGGAAGATAAAACAAACCCTAATTACGTTCAGTATCAATGGAATTCAGCAGGTCTTACATTTGAGAACTGGCAGGTTGGACACTTCCGCATCCTTGGTCAAGATAAATACAATCCATACGGTACGTCAGCATTAGAACCAGCCCGTCGTATTTGGAGACAGCTTACTCTTCTAGAAGATGCGATGATGGCTTATCGTATTGTTCGCTCACCAGAGCGTCGAGCCTTTTATATTGATGTTGGTAACATTCCACCAGCAGATGTAGAGCAATACATGCAAAAGGTTATGACTTCAATGAAGCGAAACCAGGTTGTTGATCCAACTACTGGTCGTGTAGACCTTCGATATAACCCACTCTCAGTAGAAGAAGATTATTTTATCCCTGTTCGTGGCAACAGCGCTACAAAGATAGAGCAAGTCGCTGGAGGCAAATACACTGGTGATATTGACGACGTAAAGTACTTGAGAGACAAGCTCTTCTCAGCATTGAAGATTCCTGCCGCTTATATCTCTTCCGATAGCGATAAGGCGATGGAAGATAAGACAACTCTCGCACAAAAAGACATCCGCTTTGCTAGAACTATTCAAAGGCTTCAGCGTTCAGTTATATCTGAACTAGAAAAGATTGGTATCATACACCTTTATACTCTTGGATACAGAGACGAAGATCTCGTATCCTTTACGTGTCATCTAAATAATCCATCAAAGATTGCAGAGATGCAAGAATTGGAACACTGGAAGACTAAGTTTGACATTGCTGGTGCTGCAACAGAAGGCTTCTTCTCTAAGCAGTGGTTGGCAAAAACACTCTTTGGTATGTCTGATGACGAGTTCATTAGAAACAGAAGAGAGATGTTCTACGACGAGCGCTTCAGGGCAACACTTGAAACAATAGGTGAAGCAGAGCAAGCAGAGATGACTGCTGGTTTGGATGCTGGTGTTGATGAATTAGAAACCGGAGATCTTGGTGAACCAGGTGGTACAGGTGTTGCTGGTATGGAGCCAGAGATAGCAGCAGGCGGCGCTGATCTAGGTGGAGAGACAACAGCAGAGGAACCTGCCGGTGGAGAAGAGGGAGATCTTCTCGCAGCACCTCCAGGAAAACGTGAGGATAAAGATGGCAGAACAACCACTGACAAGTCTCACGGATGGTATGAGCCCAGGAAGCTATTTCCTGGCGGAGACCGAAGAAAAACCTCTGGACCAAGAAAAAAGAATATAATAGAAGCAGCCGTCCCGGAGACGGGAACAACAAGGAAGATGTTCCCAGGCATGGGAGAACTTTCCGGTTTAGCTAAAGCTACAAGTATTTACGAAGATAAAACTACTAATTATAAGGTAGAGGAACTTAAGATCCTTAAAGAACAAAGAGAGTTAGACGCTCTTTTTGAAAGTCTAAAAGCGAGGGAAGATCAAGAATGAGGTTGAAGCACAATAAAAAAAGAAACACTGCTTTTATATACGAGGCTCTTGTAAGGGAGCTTACAGAGTCTGTTGTGAAAAACAATAAGAACAAACAAAACAAAATTGTTTCTATTATAAAAGAACACTTTTCTGGAGACTCGGTTCTAAAAAAAGAACTTGACCTTTATAGGACAATATACGAGACACGACATATAGAAAAGACAACAGCGGAAAAAATAGTGTTTCAAGTGAAAGAGGAGCATGATTCTCTCGACAAAAGAAGACTGTTCCTAGAACAGTCGGCACTTATAAACAAAATAAACAGAACTCTTTCCAATAAAGTTTACAGTAACTTTGTTCCAAACTATAAGACTATCGCTTCTGTTTATTCTATATTTCAGGATGCATTACCAATAAGAGATAGGGTGCTTCTAGAAGAAAACATTGTAGAACAAATGTCTTCTTCGGTAGAGATTATGCAAGAAGCCCAGCAGCAGCCAATCGATTCTTTGGTTTACAATACTTTTGTTTCAAGGTTCAATGAAGAATATTCTCAGAGTCTAAATGAAAACCAAAAGAAACTACTTGGAAGTTATATAACTTCTTTGGACGATAATCAGTTAGAGCTAAAAATTTATCTAAATGAAGAAATAGGAAGAATCAAGAGTGAGATAGAAACTCTAATAGAAACTAAGAGTAATTTTGATTCTTCAATTAAAGAAAAATTGAAAAAAGTTTATAATGTGTTAGATGAAACTAAAAATAAAGAAATAGATACCAGCACTTTAGAGCTA